ATAGTAATGCAAGTCATAGTACCCTGTGCCCAAAGGATCAAAGCTTTGGGCTGCTATGGTAAGAATAGTAGTGTCAGGACCAGTTCCTAATCCTTCAATATCAATCATTAAATCTGCCATATGAGCAGTATAGCACAACCGCAATTAAAAGTCTAATTAATTTTATCCAATAACCCAAGTCAATGGTTGAGAACCATCCACATAGTTTTTAAGATCATTGATACAGAATTCCATAATGGCTTTGCCTTCGGCTTTCATGGCAGCTCCATTTAGAGTACTTCCTCCTTGTGGGCCTGCAATTGTACCAAATTTTTCACGTGCTTCACCAATGATCATTTTACAATTACCTAACATAAAATCACGTAACCATTGTGATATTTGTGGATCACTTAACAAGTTAAATTCAGGTTTATAATTGTATGTCCAAAGTAGTACTGATTCGCCGGTTCCTTTGGGATCGCGAATTAGTTGTAGTTTTTTGGTCACGGGATTAAAAGTATAATTCATGTAAGCACCAAACATGCGGCCTGCCAATTCTACATACTGACTGTAAAAATCGTAGGTAGCTAGGCCGCCGGCTACATTAAAATTCATTAAGTAAACATTTAAACTTGCTTGACTAAACGGATCAAAATTACTTGCAAACGGTCCAGTTGAATCGCCAAATGTTCTACGAAAAATCTGTCTAACAGTCTGCACTTCTTGTGGTAGATCATAGATGTTGACATCTTTAACCAGTTCCATAAAACTGTAGCTTTCTTCGTAGGCATTTTGTGCTCGTTGGCGGTAATTACCTATTGTAGAACGATATGCAGTTTCGTAATGTTCAGCATCTAATTCAAGATCAATGATGCCATCGCCCAATTGGTGACGTACATAGGTAAAAAGATTTTGTTTTAATGTGTCTAGCGATGATTCTGTTTGAATGCCCATTGGAACTCCAGTTTTTGTATTTATATTAAAATACTGTGGTAGCTCCGCGTTTTTTACTTACTGCAAATAATTTGTTGTTTACAAACTTGGTTGGGCAAAATTTGCATTGCGGTATAACATCATCTATATGTGACAGAAAGTCTACACCGTTTTGATCAACTTCTTCTATGGTCAACGGCCTATAACTGTTTAGTAATACTCTGTCTTCATCTGAAATATCCAACGCATGTTGTTGATCAAACTCAGGCATTAGCCCCACTGGCCCACACTTGTGCAATTTTCCACGAATAAAGTGATAATTTTTGTACATGGCCATGCCACATACATCATGTGCTGCTTGAGGCAAGCTGTTGTGTAAGGTCAGTTTTCCTTGTGCATTTCTATGTATATTTGCATTGTAAAAAGAATCGTACACCCAAACGTGAACATGCACTCCATTGCTGTCTTCAAACGCATAATCGGCCCCCCAAGTGGCAGATCCGCCAGAGCTGTTTAACGCATCTTTGCCAACCCATTTTTTCACTGGTCCTTGTAAGAACTTGTGTATCTCTTCAAAATATTTTTCTAATTCATTGGTATTGTGCACACTGACACCTATCCAATTGCCGCCTTGGTGTCTGTACTCGGCAATTGTATCATACAATCCAGCAACCTGGTTAAGCCTGGTTCCGTTTGTTAATAACTGAACACGCTTGTTCCATAATCTGTTTAGCCCTCGAATCCAATCACAAACACTTGGATTCATCAACGGTTCGCCGCCCAACACAGTGATTTTTCGCAGGCGTATTTTTTTAGCCCATGCTTCATATATAGATTCATAATCTTTCCAAAGTTGATGCCCTGTAAAATTATGATTGTTATATCGGTTACAATCAGTGCAGGCAATGTTACATATGTTGGTTATGTAAACTTCAACATTGGGTACGTACAGTCGTGGATCCCAAGGTGTTTCATCGGGCCACTGTACTTTGGGATCAATCATGCTATATTTACCAGGCCTTGAGAATGATTAAATTCTCAGTGCCGCGACCATTGAATGCAATTTCGGTAGCCTTGATGTCTTTGTAAAATTTACGAGCTGCAGGTTTACCAGCGGCACCCATACCTTTCAACTGTTCAGCAGGTTTACGCAGAGTTTTTTGCATTGTTTCAGTGGTGCTAAATCCAATGATACTGTTATTTTTAATAGTGAATGTTTTGGAGTAGGCATCTGCCACCACATGAATTAACTTGCGTTTTTTAGTGTCGTAGAGCCAGGCCTCGGACTTTTCAATCAACTGACTGGGTGGTAAACTTTTGAGTTTGAGTTCAGCAAACTCGGACATGAACTTAAATTTGCTAGATTGTTTTTCAGGACTAACTGCTTTTTTTGCACGTGGTTTGCGTTCAACTTTTTTAATTTGAATATACGCACCACAGTCATTGATCACAGTTTCACAGAATTTAAGCACATTACGCAATTGAATTTTGGTAAGGTGTTTGTAGCCTTCAACCAACTGTGCATCCTTACCTTCAACTACTTGTTCAAATTCTACTTGGCGTTGTTTCCAAATATCACTGAGAGTACTGATCATTTGTGGTGCCACGTTTAGGCTACGCATTAGCACAATGGGTTTAAAATCTGCTGACATTTTGGCACCAGACACAATGAACTCGTCAAACATGCCTTCGAGCTCTCCTGCGCACTCGCTGACTTTTTCACGCAACCGATCTTGAATTGTTGTGCGTGGTGTATCGTCAATTGCTATTACTTCTTCTGCAACTTCTTGTTGTTTTGATTGCACACATTCTTTTAACAAATTATCAAGTTTAATTTGTTCATGCTCAGTGAGCTCTAGCCCTACCATGCTCATGCGACACAACCAGCCTGTGGTCAGACGGATGGCAGAATCCGGAACCCCTTTAAGCAATCGCACATCAGCTTTTCTTCCGTGCAATTCCAAATAATTGACAATCATATCACGGGCATCTTTTTTTCCGTAGAAGTAGTTGTACCAACTGAATGCTTTGCTCAAAGAACTAATACGATGTTCAACGGGTTGACTTTTCCACGTGGGTTCCATGCCCATGGCATTGGTATCTGCACTGCGTGGGTTTAGTGGTTTAATGGACTGTTTGGTAGCGTTCATTTGTGTTCCTTGGCCGTTAAGTTTGTATTGTAGCAAAAAGAGCATTTTTGGTCAACCTGCCATTAAACAAGCAAATACAAGGTATTTTTCCAGGTGCTCAATTTGAGCCGTAGCATTTAGTATTAGTTTTTCATAGCGGGGTGTTGTTTTATGCATACGGCGGCATTCCACACTTTCGCGGCTGATGTCTTCAAAAATTGCCAAAACATTGTTATGCATTTTTACCAAATCTCGCCTGGCAGTTTTATTTTTTAGATTGCCAATCCGAACTTTAGTTTCATAAAGTCTCTGTTCTAATTGCTCCATAATTGTAATTATACTTGAAGATAACTTTGTTGTCAATCTGGTCCATAAATACAATACTATGCCACGCCTCTCACTTTACAGACCCAATCGAACCAACGATTACCAATTTTTTGACCGCACAATAAAAGAAATGTTTACTGTGGGAGGGCTTGACATTTATATACACAAATATCTAGGGCCTATTGTAGACAACAGTGCTAATCCTGGCAATAACGATGCAACGCTGCCAGTGTATACCAGCACCAATCCTTTGTTTATTGAAGATTTATTATTGTTAGAAAATAGAGATCGTGCATATGACCCAGATGTGTTTGTCATGCGTGGTGTTTATCGCACACAAGACATTGATTTTGATTTGACACAATTTGGATTGTTTTTAAATAACGACACGTTGTTTATAACATTTCATTTCAACTACATGATTGATTGCATTGGCCGCAAACTCATGACAGGTGATGTGATTGAAGTTCCAAACTTGAAAGATTACTATCCTTTAGATGCAACTATACCAAGAGCATTGCCTAGGTATTATGTCATACAAGATGGAAACTATGCGTCAGAAGGGTTCAGTCAAACTTGGTTGCCACACTTGTGGCGTATCAAAGCTACTCCAATGGTCAATGCACAAGAATTTCAACAGATTGTTGATCAACCATTTATGCCAGAAAATATCTGGGACGATGGTAATTTTTATCCTAGTGGTGACACTGTGAATTCTGGCAACGATTATTTTATAGCCAAACAAAATGTTCCTCCTGGTACACCTATCACAGATACCAACTACTGGACTCCTATACCTAACCCAGCCACTGTGGGCGACAGGATGAGTACTCGACCAAAAGATCTTGAAATCAATGATGCGCTGTTGGTTCAAGCTGAGGTGGAGGTTCCAGCGAGTGGTTACGATACCACAATGTTTTATGTATTGCCAACATTTCCAGATGGGCAACCAGCCAGTGCCGGCCTCAGTACAGACAACGATTCAGCACTGATTGGCAATCAACCAGGCGGAGGAGTAACTCCTAACAGTTTTGGCTATACCGACGGTTATTTAACTGGGGACGATCGAACGCCGAACGGACTGCCAGTGACCACTGGTGTTAGTTTTCCGCCTAACCCTGCAATTGGAACCTATGTGCTAAGGCTAGATTACTACCCAAATAGACTGTTTAGATACAATGGCAAAGCCTGGGTAACAATCCAAAGCGGAGTGAGAACCAATCTCACATTGGGTCCCATGGATCCATTGGCACCTACGGATAAAAGTCAACGAGCCAGCTTTATAAACAATACATACACTGTGAACACAACAGATATGGGCAACATTCCAAGTCGTCAGAGTCTTAGTGAAGCACTGCGACCATTGGCAGACAATGGCGACCAAGGCGGCGATTTGCCGCCGAACCCAAGACCACCCGGAAGGTAATAAATGGCAGTACAGTTCTTTTATGACGAACAAATACGAAGATTTTTGTTGCAGTTCGCTAGGATATTTTCAAACTTCCAAGTTGAATATGGTCGCAATGAAATGGGCCAAAACGATACCTTGATTCGTGTGCCTGTTCGGTATGGTGATTCCAGTAGACAAGCACAAACTGTTATACAACAAAACTCAGCCAGTGAACTTAATAGCACTCCAATGATGACTTTTTACATAACAGATTTAAAGTATGATCGTGCCAGAATACAAGATCCAACATACATTGGTACCATTCAAGTGCGACAAAGAATCTACGACAGTGTCACTGATACCTATGAACAAACACAGGGCAATGCATTTACCATTGATCGACTCATGCCTGTGCCGTTTGAGTGCACTATCAAATTGGATATATGGACTTCAAATACCAACCAAAAAATGCAGTTGTTGGAACAAATTTTAGTGTTGTTTAATCCCAGTTTAGAAATACAAAGCACTGATAACTACATAGATTGGACCAGCTTGACTGTGTTGTATCTTGACGATGTCAATTGGTCAAGTCGAACTATACCAGTGGGTGCAGATAATCCTATAGATATCTGCACACTGACTTTTAAATTACCCATGTGGATCAGCAGCCCGGCCAAAGTTAAAAAATTGGGTGTGGTTGAGCGTATTATTATG